GTTTTATTTTTCTACTCTAAAGCAACCCGAAGCTCAACAAAGGAGCAACAGTTTTCAAAACAGATGCGCCGGCTTTTCCAAGTGATTTAATGTCACTCAAAACGCCAGAAACGACCGCTCCGCTTGTTTCGAGGGTGCCATGCTCTTTGGCTTTGCGCACAACAGCGGCTTTCATGCGTATGGACCCACCACCAGTGGATCCGACAAGTTTGCCGAAAATCATGAGCCAGCACGTGAGCAGACAATCAAAAGCAGCGGTAGACAAATACACTGAAATTCGCGCGGGGATGTTCTTTCCAAAATAGAAAGCTTCACCACAATGATTAAACGTGAATTCAATGTTGTTGCCAAGCCCAATGCCCCAGATGATTAAATATCCTGGGGCAGAGTCATCCAATGACGCGCCATCACCCACAAAATGATTGTTGATACAGAGACTTTGTGGTGGTTTGTTGATAACGATATGGTCATTGGAAACCATGGCGGCGGCGGTGTGGGCAGAGAAACCATTCAAGGATCGGAGTTGATCAAAAGTTTGACCCGCTTTCTTTGGAATCCAACCATAAATGAAGGATCCAGAACGGTTCAAAACTGCACCATTGTTGACCTCAAGAATAAACTCTTGGCCAGTGACAATGCAGTAGGTTTCCTCTTGCGAAGCGGACATACCACGAGCCGCTTGCAAGAAAGAAATCTGTTGAGCAACATCCGGAGAAGCTGCAGCAGGCAAAGCAGTTGAGATGGAACCTCCAAAAGTGAGCGTATTGTAGGTTACGTCCTGAGCGTCATTCCAGCCACTCAGACCCAAATCAATACACAACAACAAAGACCCATTGTTGCTACTTTGGAGGGTGATGTTATGGTCATCCCCATCTTCGGTTCCGGGTTCAATGGCAGGATTCTGCTCATTGGCAGCAGGATCAGGGATAGACTTTCTCAAGCTAGAAGGTAATACAACCCTCCCTGAACGAACCAATTGAGATCCCGGTTCCAACATTTGCGAGCACATTTGCATATGAGCTGGTTTCCCCATTCCATACTCTTTAGTGAGCATTGAACCGATTGCGCTACGTCCCAGAGCTGCCGCTTTATTGTAGCGATTATCTCTGGCCTTACGCCTTGCTCTCGCAGCGGCGATAGTTGAACGAAATTTGGGTACTCCCGCAGCTTCATCTCCAACCACAACGGCATCTGAAACATGCATAGGTTTTGAAGCAGTATACATTATGTATTTTTCCACTCCCGAGTAAATGGCCCCAAACACAGAGCCTGGAGACAAATTTCCAGTGTAAATGGTCGGATCACTACCATCTCCATAATCAACATCTCTAAGTCGCAAAAACAAAGGATGTGACACAAACATGGGCAAGTGACTCACACTGTCAAACATCTCCTCCACCTCCTCGATTTCTCCAGGGGTGGTTGAATATCTGTCACACATCAATTCGACAATTTCCGTGCGACAGATCGGACCGAAGACACGAGTTGTATCAACAACTGCTGTCTTATAAGGATTAGAATCAACATAAACCTTATCGGTGAAAGTGCCAAGTCGATCATAAACCGACAAGAAGCTACCCAACAATGGATAATCCCTAGGAACGTGTTGCAAACTACGAGCAACTGAATATGCATGACAATACACACCCTTAAACGATTCACACTTGTAAATCTTCCCAGGTTCTTCCAAAGTTTTACCCAATTTTAAAAGCTGACTAGGCAATGGAATCCATACATCGCCTCTCTCAGCGGGTACCCACCAACCCTTTAAAAAGGTGCTTTTGCTGAGATCTCGCAGTTCAAATTCTTTCAACTTGATATTGAGACCCAATCGCGCCATGTGAAAACTCACGAAACCAGCTAAGTCAAACTTTTCGGCTGTCACTGTACGAATACAATAAACGACAAAGAGCCAAGCGACTAACGTGGTCACTGAGTTCCACGACGAGGTGTCGGATATACCAGTTCCCTGCAACCAATCAAGGAACCCCTTTACGGTAAAATCTTTCACTGACGCCATGTACCTACCGATACACGCAAACACCAACTCCCAAACATAATCAGGGAGTTTAAAGAATTTTTGGACGTAAATCCGGAATCTTCCCCAGAACAATGTTATAATCGTCTGAGACTGATCATACATTGAAAAATCACCTTCAAGGATTTTCTTCAATATATCATCATAAACGTGACTGTCATCTCCCATAATAAAGATCACAACATGGCATTTCACCTGCCGTGCCTTAGAAAGATCTAGACTAGTCATACCTCCTGCGTAAAAGAAACAGAACTTCCACGTTGGACCCCAAGGTCCAGACTGTTCCACCGTGTAATGAACTCCAGAGTTAGCTTTCAGCCACCTGCCAAGCCAACGAGCTGTTTGCATCGAAATGGCTTGAACTTTTGGATCGCTATTCACAATCCCACGGGGCTTAATACCTATATCTGGTTTCAGGTGTAGAACTTCATCAAATTTCATATGAACAGTCGTACGTTTCTTTTCTTGACCCTCCGCGACATCACAGAGAGCCTGCTCAAAGCGAGTTCGTTTAAAACCACTAAAGGCTTGAATGCATTCTTCAATGGTTGGTTCTTCAACAGCGTTCCACCCAGAAATGGTGGCATCGATGAGGTCATAAGCTTCAGTCCACGCAGCTTTCATAATAATGCGCATTTGTTTTCTTTTGTTTTTTCCTGTCAAATTCTGGTAAATCTGATTTTTCAACAAAGGATCACGATGCATTCTATGAATCAAAGCACACATAATGTTGCGTGGTGAACGTTCAGGTCTCCACAAAGCCCCATTAGTAATCAAAACGGGATATGTGTAACTAAACGGACCTTGGAATTCGATATCATTCAAATCCTCCAAACGGATACTATTTCCTCCGTAGAAGATCTTTGAAATCGAACCTCTGTCAATTCTAACATCGGTTGATTTCGTTTCCACTGAACGAAGACCATCCTCGGGTGTAATGGTCTCCAAGCAGGTCTCGGCAAAAGACCCTTGTGAAAAGTGAATGTCTCGAAACTTCTGATAAGCTGGGCTTAAAGTAATTTTCCGAACCTGGGCTTTATACCCATCAACGACTTTCTTTGTCAGTTGTTTTACGTTTAAACGAGGTAAGTTTTTAAAATATCCATGAGCATTGTAGTTCCACAATGCATGGATGAAGATTCCTCCGGGAAGGTTACAACTCCAAGCAATCATATGCATCAAAGCTGTGAGAAGACCATTCGCCCCCATCATGGTGTGAGCACCAGCTTCTACGCCGATGCAAAACAAACCCAAGTTGGGAAACATACGTTTAAAAACTTCTTCTAACACTACATGAACCATAATACCTATAGTATCAAAAGGGCTAAGCCAAAAGAAGTATTTCTTCAAAAGTGGACGATTTTTCTCAAGAAAATCACTTAGCCAAGACACAGCAGATCCTGCCCGCAACTTCCGTCTAATCATTAACAAAGAAGTTGCTCCTAACAAGGCCGCGACTAAGGCTCCAATCACCTTGCGTGAAAAGAAACCCTCATCTTGACCTTTTCGGATTTTCGTAATGACCGTGTCAGCTTCAACTGTCTGGTTGTGGCAGTATTGTAAAACATCTGCCAACTCACGCTTTCCAGCAAACAACACTGCCAACGTGGTGTTGACAATCCAAGTGTTCATTTGCGTCGGGAAACGTTGTTGATAATAATCCCAACCAGGCTGTTTCAGAACATAGTCTCTTACTTTAGCAGTAGCCACATCTAGAGTATAACCCTTGCCGCTTTTAATTTGCGTGCAAAATTCCAAATCTCGTAAAACTGATACAAAGACCGGAACCCGTGGATTAAAACTCCAGCGAAATAAGTTTTTAACATACGTGTATAACGAATGGATACGCGATTGTCGTAGAATTGAATGCTGTCCTTTCTCGAAATCAACGAGGCCCACAACAGGCTCAGGAAACAGCGTTTCTTGTTCAATCGGTACGGATAATTCTCGACGACGGCTTATTTTAACCATCTTCAAAAATCCCGGGGTGCGGATTCGGCTTCCTTCAAACTTAAAACCATCACGGTCAAAAGAATTACTGAATAGCCAATTCACGTCGGGGTGGGGGGCATAAGAACCACTTGCCGTATCCGGCAAAAAGACAATTTTATCATCTTCACGCCTATACCACAAACCTTCAGAACGCGAGCGTCTCAAACGGGTTTGAGTCTTAACTCCTTTCTTTTCATGAGTCACTGTCTCTTCCCATTGATAATTTTCAATGTCACCATAACCATTGAACATACGCCCAACGTAATATACATTATCGTTGGACCTCTGACACAGCTTGTCCAGAGTGGCTCCATCGAGCCAGTAAACGTCCATGATCAAGATAGCATCAAAATCACGATCAGTTGATCTTCCGCGGAAAAATCCACGGGCTCCATCACCATCAACGATGGTAGAAGGAAAAATTTCAACCGTGCTTGAAATCTCCTTATCACCAAGAAAAGTTTGGAGTTTCTCCAGCATTGTGCTTTCACGACTAGGATGACCAAACCAACTTCCAATGTGGATAGAGGTTCTATCTTTCCCAACTTCAGTGAAAAACATTTTCAAAGCAATAGTTCGAACACTAGCACTAAGTTTGTGCAAATTGATACC